CGCATCTTTTTGTTTTTCTGTGGCATCTTTTGGTAATGGAGCAGCAGTGATCTGTCCTTTACGGTTGTTAAAAAACTCTGCACCGCCACCCTGTATGCTTACTTTTTCTGGGTTATATAACGCAGATATGGTAATTCTTTCAGGACCTACATAGGAAGGATCGTCTGTTGTTGCTGGAACTGCTCTGTCAGTAATTCGGAATTTGTTTTCAGTTAATTTCTCTTCTATTTGACTTACCAGATTTGTTTCAACTGGAATACGCAACAGCATTTCTTCTGGGAAGATAACTGGAAATAAATTTTCATCAACAGCGTGACCGTACAAGAGTGTTGCAACCGCATCCGCATTGCCAGTTTCCATGGCAATCTTCATTGGGTTTGTATTTAGTTCAGCTATCTTCTTTTTTTGCTCTTCTTTCTTAGCTTTTTCTTCCTCGGCAGCTTTCTTCTCTTCTTCTTTAGCCTTCTTCTCTTCTTCTTTGGCTTTCTTTTCTTCTTCCGTTGGCGCTACTTTTTTAGGTGTAGATGGTCCACCAGTAGTGACAGCTGGACCACCAATAGGCTTTTCTTCTTCTTTAGTTTTTTCTTCTTTAGCTTTTTTCTCAGCTTCTGCAGCAGCTTTTTGCTCTTCCTGACGAGCTTTGTTAGCAGCAATCTGTTCTTCTTTGGTGGGCGTTGGTAGCGCTGGTCCTCCAGTTGTAACAGCTTCTGGCTCAGTTACCGCTTCTTCTGTTTTAGGTTTACTTTCCTCAAAAAACTTGATATCTTCTTTAAGTTTCTTTGCAATGCTTGTAATTTTTCCAGGTGGCAAACCAGTTTGGTCTGAATATTTTTCTGGGTTACTAGCCAATTCTTCAGAAATTTGTGCTGCTTGCTCAGGATTTTCCTTAGCAAATTTAAACATCGTAAAATCTGCGTTATAAAATTGATCGCTTCCAAGATTAAATTTTGGATTTCTTTGTTGCAAAATAGAGGCTATTTCCTCAGCAAATGCTGATGCTGACGGTGTTTCTGGTTTAGCAACCACTTCCTCTACTGCTGGAGCTACCTCTGGCTCAGTAACAACTTTCTCTGATGCTGGGGCTAAAAAATCAGGATTTCTTACAACTTCATCAATTGGAATACTTTGTTCTTGACCATTAACCAAAGCCAAAATTTCTCTTTGACCATTTTCATTAGTGCCTAATTTTTCAGCAATAACTTGTATTGGAGTATCAACACCGTCTTTTCTCCACATAAAAGCGTTGTCTAGCTTTTCTGCCGTTGTTGGTTGAGCAGGAATCTCTGGAGCTTTAGGACTGACTAGATCAGTAATTTCTTTAACAAGTTCAGCTTCTCTTTCATTAAGAAACTCTAGTTCGCCATCGCTTAGTAAGCGAGTAGGATCTGTTCTCCTGCTTTCAATCATCTGTAGCTCGGCTTTACGAGCTTCTATTTGTTGAGCAGTAGTTAAATCTAGCCCTACTGTAGATACCATAGCAGCCACTGGAGCTATTACGCTTGCAGGAACTGGTGCAGCTGGTGCTAATTCAACCTCGGCAGCTGGTGAAACTGGTGCGGTTGGAGGGACAACTGGTGGAACACCTGCAACTGGGGCAGCTGGAGGAGCACCTGTCACTGGAAGAGTGCTTCCAGTGAGACTTGCTTTCATTTGTGCATCTAGGTCTTCTTTAGATGGTTTAGGGGCATTTGCCTCTTCTACAGTCTTAGCTACTGCTCCACGGTATGCACCTGGACCAGCACCACCAATAGCACCCAATACAAAGTTGGCAAAAGACTCTTCGCCAATCTCTTTAATAACAGCTTTGTTAATACCAATATCCTTGGCAATACCTTCCAAGAACTCTTGGGTTCCTTCTTCCAGTAATCCACCAGTGCCGCCAATAGCAATACGGCCTAAACGATTCTTAACTGATCCAGTCATTAGCTTGTCAAATTGACCAGTCATTAACTTACCTGTAATGACATCGCCAAATGCTGATACTGAACCTTGCAACTGGGCTGCGTATTCTCCAGCTTTATCAATTACAACTTTACGGGCTTCCTGTGGTGGAATACCCTTTTCCAGCATTGTTTTAAAGTAAGGGCTTGCTGTTGCCAACTCAGCATCACTAAGTTTATTGACATATTCTTGGGCATCTTGGACAGCTTCTCCAGCGCCCATACCAAAACCGACTGTTCCTACGGCTTTAGGACTCTTGGTTATTAAGGCTGTGCCAATAACAGGAACTAATGAGCCAAGAACTTGAGATCCTTGGAGGGCGTAGCCCATAACAGATGGGTCTTTACCAAAAGAAAGGTTCTCTACGCTACGATTTTTAATAGCTTCAAGGATGTTTCCTGATGCTTGGGATTCGGCTATACGGGCTTTGCCTACTTCAGATACGCTCTCAGTTAAGGCTTTAGACTTTTCTTGTCCATATTTAGCCAGAGCTTCTGTGCCAGGGATTCTAGGAGCTTTGGAGATAAGCCTATCTAAAGCTATCTCATTGTCTTTTTGACGCTCTTGTTGCTTCTCAAAAGACTCGCCAGTAGCGTCTTTGACAAAGGCTTTAGCTACATTGGTAAATAGCTGGGCTGGTCCTTTTTTGACCAACTCTTCAGCAAAGGTCATTGGACCGACCTTTTCAGGTACTTCAATGCCTTGTTGTTCTAATACTTGTCTTGGAATGTTTCTAGCAGCAGCTTCAAGACCTTGAGGGATAGATGTTGTAGGACCAATAACGCCAGCAGCAATCATCTTGCTGACATCGCCTAGACCAGTGCCTACTGTGTATGGAACAAATTGAGCAAAAGGATTGGCTTCAGGAGTTGCTTTAGGGGCGGGTTCAGCCTTCGGTTGCTCCACGTATTGGGCAAACGGGTTTATATCCTCTGGCTTAGTTGCCATAAAGCAATCCTTTAAATTGTGTGCAGTTACTTACCTAATATCTTACTTGCTGCACCTGGTCCAAATATTTTATCAAACTGTTGTGTTGCTATGTCACGATCTTTTCTAGATTTTAACGCATTAATTGCATCTGCGGTAGGTACTGGATAACTTATTGGAGGAGGAACTGGGGTTTTTCCTCCAGGAGCAGGGACAACTACTGGTTTTTCATCAATTGCTTCTGTTTTACCCAAGATAGCTAATCCTTCTTTTGGCATAAGACGTTTAGCCTCTAACTCAGCTGCACGGTTAAATCCAGCTGGGTCTTTACGATATAGCTGATTAAACGGATCTTGTTTGAGCATCTTGTCTTTAGTATCGTCCAAAGTGTCTTTCCACAAGGTTGCATACTTAAGGCGTAGATTAGCGTCTGCATTAGATGCTGCCAGTGCTTGGCTAGTTTTAGCGTTGAGAATACCAAGCTCTTTAGCATCCATTTGACCTAATGAAGTAGTAAGGGCATTTTGCAGTGCAACATCTCTGCCAAACTTGGAGGCTTCCCTTTTTTCAATTGCACCTGATAAGGCTCTCTTCAAATCTGCTTCACTTGCTTTGCCTTTTGCGTAAGTTCCAAGTCCAGCTTCACCAGCTTCACCTAGTTCAGCAAGGAAGTTTCCACGTTTTAATGGATCAGAACTTCCTCTCATCAATGCAAAACCAGTATTAGTTAACGCTGCATATGGATTCATACGGGCACTTTCAGCCAATGAAGTACGAATCTCTTCTTCTGAAGCCTTAGATTCTTTAAATGGATCTTGATCTTCAAACAGACGCTTAAACATTGCACTTTCTCTATCTTGCAGCATTTTTCTGCGCTCGGCAGTGCTATCAGATAACTTTGGATCTTTAAGGTTTACTATGCCTCTATCAGCAAAAGCAACAATACCGCCTCCTGCGCCAGCTGCCATTTCATCTGGAACCATATCACCAGTACCAATTGAGGCAATACCTGAACGACCTAAAGCTGGAGCCATGATCTGTTCTGATTCTGGGTTCATAGCCATTCTGCGATGCAACATTAATAACTTTTCAATCTCAGCTGCTAACATAGGATCGGTAGATGGATTAGCCAGCATCTCTGTTAATTCTTCATCGGTCTTTAAAGAAAGATCACCGCCACCTGCATATGCTAAACCGCCATTTTTGTATGTTTTAGCAGCCATCAGACCACCATTTGCGTGTCCTTTGCCTACCATACCGCCTTCAGCTTTAAAGCCACCAGACATGCCGTAGATACCTAGGGCAGACATACCTAGACCGCCAAGCTGAGATACAGCACTTGGAGGCGCTGAATATATAGATTGAGCTGACTGTGATAAGGGTAATCCACGAGTCATATCGGACATAAAAGCCAACTGTTGGTATGGATAGTTTTTTTGCTTAAGGAAGTCTTGATAAGCCTGATCCAAACCTTGTTGAGCTTGAGCCTGTTGAATTGCTCCAACTTGTTGCTGGGCTTGGTTAATTCCCATATTTTGACCGTACTGTGTCTGACCTAACTGACCCAATGTTCCAGCTGCTTGATTGGCTTGACCAAAGCCAGCCATTTGACCTTGTAGACCTTGTAATCCTAGACCAGCACCAAACTGTTGAGCTTGTTGAGCAGCTTGGAAAGCGTTTTGATAACCAGAACCAATGGCTGCGTTCATAGCCATATTCTTATTGCGCTCATTCTCAGCTTGCATTAAAGCCGCACGATTGCCACCAAAAGCGCCTTGGCCTACAGCCTGACCTTTTAATTGGTTGCCAGTAATATCGTACTGGCGATTCATTTCAGCTAACTGTGGTTGTAATGCGTTCTGAATGTAAGGAGACATGTACGCTTGTTGAGCGTATGGATTGGTGGCTTGGTTAGCATATTGCTGTCCAGCCATACCCATCTGACCGCCTGTTCCAATAGAACCTAATCCAGAAGCGCCAGCTAATCCAGTAGCCTGTCCCAACTGTGGGGCTGCTTGCATATTTTGTACGTTTTGAAAGGCTTGTTGCTGGGTTGGATTAAAACCAGCAATTCTTTGACCTTCATAGGCTTGGTAAGGATTTTGATTAATATCCGTTAAAGCCTCACTCTTACCAAGCATGTTTTCAACATACGGACGAGCATACTCAGGTATAGAAGTTTGAGTAACAGTTTGCTGTGCTGGAGGAGGGCTACCACCACCGCCACCACCGCCTTTGCCACCACCTTGATAGGTGTGACCCAATACTTTGTTTTTTCCAATAAGTATGCTCATTTTTTACGTTCCTTAATCCAGCGACAGTCTGCTTTATTCATTTCTAGTACACATAGATCACCACCGTCATCGTGCATACCTTCTAAACGCACGACCTCAGTAAACCCTAATTTTTTGTCATAGTTCATAGCCCTAGTATTAAGACTATTAACTATGGCAATTATTTTTTCTACACCTAGAAAGTTAAATGGAAAATCAAATGCTCCAAATAACAATCCTTTTGGGGTATACGAATCTACTAAGTTAATAACGTGCATCTGGCAAGTTTTTCCTATAAAAGCCGTAAACCCTACTACCCATTCAATTTTATTCTCTTCATCTACCCAAAACAAGGCTTGCAAATCACCGCAAGGTTGAACGCCTACATGTTCAAGCAATATCTCTGCTGCTCTTTGCTTGGCTTCAAATGACTGGGCGCTCTGTAACATTTATGCTAGTAAGTGCTTCTTAGCCTTTGTATCTTTTGCAACATTCTTTTTACCAATAGTCTTCTTACGACCTTCCTGAATACGATCCATCATGGCATATAATCGTTTAGCGCCAGCATCGGTGGAACCATTACCTATCTCGGACACAATTCGAGCTGGTATAACAAATTCACCATCCGCAAGACGGGCTGGCTGCTTTCCTGCAATTGTAGCTGGGATGTCATCAGAAACTCCATCACCTGGACCTCTTAGCAATCGACCACCATCTGAGTAGTCACCTAAATTAGCTGCACCGCCTTTAGCCATTTTTGAGGCATTAATAATATCAATGAACTCTGTTAGACCACCTTTAGCCATCATTACGCCAGTGTAAGGATTGGTTTTAGCGTCATAGTCAGAACGAATAACTTCCGCAGAAGCTGGCATTTGGGTTGGAGTAGCAAAGTAGGTATGCTCTTGCTGGCTCTGTGGATACATATTGCCTTGACCGCCCATAACATTACGGCTCATTTGCTCAACTGGACCACCAATAGCCATTAAACCGCCACGAGCTGCAGCAATAGGAGTATTTGGATTTACAGTTCCAGCACGGGCTGAATAAGGGGTTAAAGCTGTAAATTTCTGGTCAAAGTAATTACGCTCTCTGGTATCCATAATAGGCATACCAGCTGCATCATATTGCGCTGTAGCATAAGGAGAAGGATATACTCCGCCTTCTGGATTTTGGTTAGGAGTAAATTCATAAGGACGAATATTGCCAGGATCAGTAGCAGATGCTGGAGCATTAGCCCCTTTCTTCTTTCCTCCTAACAATTGCATGGCAGATGTACCAGCTAAACCATAGCCAAGCATTTCTTTGCCAGTTAATCCAGCTGCAGTTTTAATAGCACTAGCTTTTCCTGCTTCAACCATAGCTGGAGTAACAACTTCAGGTGCAGCCATTAATCCCGTTCCTGAAAGAGATGCCCCTAATTCAGGAACAACCCCGTTAGCTGCTGCCAAAGCATTTAATTGTGCAGTATTAGCAGAAGTCAATGCTGCTGTAGGTGTAGCAACAGTAGTTGCAGCAGGTCCAACAGCTCCTGCTCCAGTGGCTCCAGCTGCAGTAGCTGCTTCTGCAGCAGCGGTTGCACCAGCATAGCCAGCACCTAATCCACCAGCAGCGCCACCAATAAGACCACCAGTAAGCATACTGTTGAGAATATCTCCATCGCCAGTAACAGCGCTATATAAGCCACCGATACCAGCTCCAAGAAGAGCGCCACCAGCTAAACCAGCTGCAACGCCTGATAAACCAAATACTGCTGCGCCTGTAGCGGAAGCAACGACTGCCATATTATTCTCCTTCCAGCATAGGCTGGGTATTATCAACTAGCATATTTTCTAACACTTCTATATCGGTTTCATCAGTAGCCAAGATATTTTGAAATACCGTTGTTTCTAGGATATAAGCTACTTTACGTCCTGCACCGCCAACAAATGTCATTGGTGCTACAAGTTCCTTTTGAACGCCTTCTGCGTCCACAATAATCATTCTGCCCTGCAACATGACGCACATATGGTCTTGTCTGTGAGGCTTACCAATAACAACTGCGCCAGCTGGCATGGTTACTTCTCTAATATAAATACTAGGCCCAAAGTAGTGTTTTGTCTGGCAATCTACTTGTGGCATTTGTTCAACTTGTGCAAGCAATTTCTCTACCTTTTCAGATATAGGTATGTTGAGATCTTGTTTAACAGCTAAGTCTGTCATATTGTGGCTTTAAATTTGTATTTAGGATTGTCTGGTTGCTCTACTTTTGCCCCTAATTTAACCAACATTTGAGTAGTAATTGGGGCTGGCAAAGTATCGTATACAGTTTTAACTCCTTGATTTTTAAGGTATTTATAAAAATACTTCATATCATCTACTAAATCTTTAAGAGTCCCTACTGTAAAAAAATGAATTTGAGCAACGTTATTTCCTAAAGGTTTGTAGCCTAATACGGAGCTTTCAAATGGAATTAGCTGTAATCCTTGGTCAATTTCTTTTTTTAAATTAACCATGCCTTGTTTAACGTCAACACCCAAATTTTGAAAGTAATGTTCAAATACCTTCATAATTTGTGTTTGTTTAATGTTTTCATTAGCTGCTGTTAAACCACCTTTTGCATATCCTTTGTAGCCTTGCATTTGCCCAGACTGTTGCAATTGAGCAATCTCTCCTTGTCTGCCCATTTGTCCTATGGCATTAGCACCTTGATAGGCTGCCATACCGCCAGCTGGACCACCAAAAGCGCCTCCTACAGCTCCAGCTGCTGCTGGGACTATTGAGTCAGCTACACGACCTGCTGATAGGTCTACACCTTCTCTTTGTGCATTTGCATAAGTAGCCTCAGATGGACCGCCAAACATATTAACTGTTGGCTTATAGTTAGTGCCAAGAGCCTTATTCCATATGCCAGTCTCTAGGGGCGTGTTCATACCAAGCAAACCCTGTTCAGGGTTTTGACTGTATTGTTTTGCCATACTCTGGGCTTGATATACAGGAGTTTGAATTAGACTGTCAAAGAAGCTCATATATGCCTCACAAGGTTGAATTGATTGAAGTTTATCATGTTGTTATACAGTTGTAACTGTTACAGTTCCTATTCTACCTACCGCTTTTACACCAGTAACTGAGACAAAAATAGGTACTTTTACGTTTCCAGTTGCATCCACCCAATTTGTGCCGTTCCACCAAAGGGGAATACCAAGTCCAGGGCTGGTATCAAAGTACATTTGTCCAATATGTAGGTTTACCCCAGGGCGCTCTGCCGTAGTACCTGATATTGGCTGGGCTATAAATCCTGTAAAGGTATCTATTTGGTTAAAGTAAAGGCGTAGGGCATTATTAAGCTGGTCTTGATAGCGCTGGTCATAATCTACTGGGGCAACTAATAGATTTGGCGCCTTAGAAGGACGTAAGCTAATAGCCATTAACGTTTTCCGTCAGGTCTAATATCAATACGAGGGCTACCCAACTGCCAAGATGTGCCTAACCCAGTAGATTCAATACGGAAAGCTAATTGGCGACCACGCAAACGGGTATATACCTGCCCAGTAAACTCTTGGATGTTATATACAGACGCATTGGCATAGTTATCAGCGCTGATTACAGTAGGACTATTTGACTGACCATATGCAGAACCTGAGTTTTGACGAGGTCTAACCGTCATAGTTACTTCTGGATTATTAACATTTGAGCCGTTAAAGTTTACGTCAGGCAATATGCGCCAGACAAAACCAAAGTTATGACCATCCCCAATATCAAAGTCAGAAGACTGAACATAAGCATTAATAGGTACTGGGGTTATGCCAGACACATCATCAACTGCTGATTCTTGAAATAACATGCGAGAGTTGTAATCGGCTGCCATCGGATAGGGGCGAATACCAGAATCAAGCCAAGCAGTTCTTGCCATAGAGCCGTAATACCATACTCTGTCAAGATAGTTATAGATGACGTATTTATCAATTTGGTTTGAATTTGTTGAACAATAAAACCACCAAACCTCGTTGTACCCTTCGTTGCCACCAGCAAAAACTTGGAAAGATTGGTCTTTATTAATGTCAGCAAAAATGTACTGGCGCAATGAACAAGGCAGCGTTTCTACCCGTCCAGAGTACATATAGAATTTATCTGCACCCATCCAATACGTTACGTTATTAATAGTAATAGCAGAATTAGGCGACATTATGGAAATGTTATCCATAAGGACTTGAAAGCCCCAAACATAAGGAGGCCCTAAGTATTGCATGGAATAGATGGCAGAGTCAGACCAAACTAAAATCTCTTGTCTGGTATTAATATAAGTTACGATAGAAGAGCCGTGAGATAAACGGAACTCTCCAGCTTGGTTTGTTACGGCTGGCACCCATTCATAAGGGTTTTCTTGGTCAGACCAACGCACAATCATTGGGTCAAACGGAGTATTAGGGTCGCCAGGAAGATAAGAATTAGCTCCAAAAGCAACTATAAAACGCTGAATAGAAGAAGCGCTTATTTCTAAAGTTTCAGTTGGAACATAATCCCCATCATACCCAGCAGCAGTTGCTTGTGTTGCTAAAGACTGTGCTCTAGTAGTTAAACCTCCAGGAATAGAGCTTGGATAAGTTTGCCCAGCGGGTATCCAGTAAAAAATAGCCCCACCACGAGGAGCAATAAAAAGTTGCTCTCCATAGTTATCATTAGACCAAAGTCGAAGTTGGGAACCAATACCTGTACTAAAAGCAGTTCCCCATCCACGAGTACCTGTCTGAGCATATTCAGTTACGGTACCACCGCCACTAACTGAAGCATTAGCATTAACTTGAACAGTTACAGTGTAGGCATTAGCGTTAACTGAAGTTACATAAAATAAAGTATTTAAAAGAGGTGCTGAAATACCGCCAGTAGCTGTTGCATTAGCAAAAATAACCGCATAACCGTTAGATAGGTTATGTGCAGTATGAGTTACGGTAACTACATTAGACCCACTAGAAGTTGCAAAAGGGTTGCTACCTAAAACAGTAGTTACACCGTTATCAGGCCAAGGACCAGTACCCCATCCAGTACCAATAGAATATACATTTAAACCAATAGGTTGCTGATAAGCAGCTATAACGGTATTCCCACCGCCAGTATTGCTTGCATTAGCGGTAACGGACACTACTACTGTATAGGCTATTGTATTAATAGAAGATGCTATTCTGTATTCTTGGTTAAGAATAGTGCCTGTTATATTTGTTCCCGTTACTGTATTAGCACCAGAAAAAGTTACATAATCCCCAACGCTGGGGCTGTATTGTCCATCTATAACTGTTACAGCATTTGAACCACTTGTAACAACAAAACAGTTATCTAAAGCTGGGCTAGAGGTATAGATTACTGGGGTAATGTCGTTATAAACACCGCCATTTTCAACGTAGTATTTAATCTCTGTGCCAACGCCTAAATAGTTTGAACCACTAAGGGCAATCCAGTTCCATAAAGCACGTGCATAGCCCAAAAACTGAGCCGTAGCCATTCGTGTCCAACCACCAAGTTTCTCAGGAAAGCCAGAACGAAAACGAATTTTGTCTCCGTCATACCAACCGCCTTCGTTGGCGTAGTCAGTACCTTCTCGGTTGAGTCCTGGTCTAAATTGTAGTTTTTGTAATGGCATACGGGTTTACCCTAATACTGACAATGCTTTAGCAATCTTGGATTTTCGGTCATCTAAACCAATTAAACCCCCATTAATACGTTTAGTCATTGTCTCGTAATCTTGAGCATCTGCCAAGTTGTTTAAGCCCTTCTTGTTCCAAAACCAACCAGCGCTTAATGCCGCATATCGTGGATCCAGCAATAGAGTAGGGTCAGCAAGAAGATCAGCATCAATACCCAATCCGCAGTGTTCATAGTTTTCCTTGCCAGTTAGCTGAATAAGTCCTCTACCTAAATATTTGGCAGCCTCTTCCTCACTGGTGTTACCTAATCTTCCATTGTAGACTTTGCCAGCAATCTTAGCTGGTTGACGAGCATATTGGTCCGCAATATCTTTGGTAGCAAAACGGCTAGGCCAAGTTTTCATCAAACCTTCAGCGCTATAGTTAAGGTTTTCTTGCAAAGTTTTAAAGTTACCAGATTCGTGAGCGCATTGACCAATAAAGCAAGCCTGACGAATAGGTGTAGAAATATCGTATTTAACAAAGGCTTCTTCCAAAGGAGCAAGCCATTTATGGTCAATTCCTAAAGCATCTAATTGGTCATACGTCATTTTTTCATCATGCTTTCTATTTCTTTAGTTTTATCTTTGCTGCCTTGGCTTGAACCAAAGTAGAACGAAAGCACTTGACCAGCAGAACTAGTAATAAATCCTAACGCAAAAATAATAATTTGTTGCTGGTCAGAGGGAATATCTTTTAACATTAAAAAACCAATAAACACAAATGCTAATCCAACTGTACCTAACGCTAGGGTAGGAGCAACTGCTTTTTCATATTTGGTAGCGTACTGGGATGTAGCAACCGAAGCATAGGCTTGACGGGCTGAATCACGGTCTGCAACTTCTAACTTGGCGTACTCTAAGTCCAGCTCTTTGAGCTTCATAGTCATCTCAGGATTACCAGTTAAAGCAGCTGTAACACCTTCTATGGTGCTATCTGGGATGCCTAGTTTGTCAGCAATCCATCCTACAGCAGCTCCGCCAGCAGGACCAGCTACAGCGGTAGCTAAAACAGGTGCAACGCCTTTAAGTATTGAAAGTAATGTATCCATTATTTTTTCCCGTATTTTTCTCTTTCTTCAAGTAATTGAACTTTTACCTGAAGTTGGTGGATGTCTGTATAAATTTCATTTCTAAGTCTATGCCTTGCTTCAGCAGAAAGCGGTGAATCAGTTGGCACATTTTCTTTAGTAATTAAAGCTG